GTTCAGGGCGATGACCTGGCCGAGCGCGCGCTTCTGACCACCACTCCGGCCTATCGGTCGGCCTTCGCCAAGGTGATGACTCAGGGTCTCCCGATCCTGACTGCCGAGGAAGGCCGCGCGATCACGGCCGTGCGCGAGTCTCGCGCGGCGATGAACATTACGACGGACACCCAGGGTGGATTTGCCGTTCCGGTGCCGATCGACCCGACCATCATCCTGACCGCTCAGGAGTCGCCGAGCGACATCGTCGACATCTCCGAGGTCATCAACATCACCAATGACCAATGGCGTGGCGTTTCATCCGCTGGCGTCACTTGGGCCTTCCGCGCTGAGGCCGCATCGTCTACCGATGGCTCTCCGACGATCGCTCAGCCGACTGTCATCACCCACCGTGCTGATGGTTGGGTCCCCTTCTCTGTCGAGGTTGGCCAGGACTGGCCAGGATTCGCCGAGGAGTTCGCGAGGTTGCTCGGTATCGGCTACCGCGAGCTTTTGGTTCAGAAGCTCACTGTCGGTGCTGGCGACGCCAGCAACGAACCGTGGGGTATCGTCACGCGGCTCGCTGCCGTTACGGCTTCTCGCGTGGCGAGCACTACGGCTGGTGCGATCGGTGCTGTCGATGTGAACGCCACGTGGGCTGCTCTTCCCATTCGGAATCGTGGCTCCGCGAGCCGTACCGCGTGGATGTCTTCGACCGGTGTCAACAACGCAATTCAGGCTCTCGGGTCTGCTCTCGGAGCCGCTTTCACCGTCGACCTGACGGCCGATGGTGTGGCCGTGGTCAAGGGTCGCAGAATGTACGAAAACGACTACATGGCGGCGGCTGGCGTCGGCACCGCCGCTGCCAACGAGCTCGTGGTCGCGGACTGGCGGAACTATGTCGTCGCGCAGCGGATCGGCATGAACGTTGAGCTGATGCCGCTACTCATTGACCCCACGTCGGCCAGTTCTCCGGCTCCCCCGACTGGTCAGCGCGGTTGGTTTGCGTGGGCTCGGGTCGGTGCGGATCTCATCAACCCGGCCGCCGGCCGGCTGCTCCAGAACAAGACTTCCTGATTCCTCCTGACTGCCGGCCCCCGTCCCGCCAGGTGGCGGGGGCCGGCATCGCACCTGGCTACCTGGCAGAGCGGAGCTAGTCATGGCAGAGGTCAGTGTCCGATATGTCAACTGCTCAGGACCCTGCACGGTGACGTGGTCGCAGGGATCGACCGTGCTCAACCCAGGAGATACCTTCGCAGCCGATCATCCGCTGGTGCGTGAACGGCCCGATCTTTTCTCTGGCGGCCCGCCCGCTACTCGGGTGGCCGGCGGGATCGAGACCGGCGAGCGGCGGCCGGGGCAGGCTAAGGGTCGCATCCGGTGATTCCCGGCTCCGTTTCGATGGCGTACGTCAACAACGGCGAGACGGTAACGACATCGTTCTTCCGGTCCGTACTCGACCTGACCCGATACGACTCTCTTCACGAGGACCGTATCGGCCGGGCCGGCGGACCGATCTACGTCCATTGCGGAACGGGCGGTCTGATCAAGGCTCGCAACGAGTCGTGCGAGGTGTTCCTGGCGGGTCAGGGAGAGTGGTTGTTTCTCGTCGATACCGACATGGGTTTTCTCCCGGATGCGCTGGAGCGGCTCCTGGCAACAGCGGGTACTTCCGAGTCGAGGATCGTTGCCGGGCTGACGTTCGGGATGCGGCACCTTGGTCCGGATGGCCTCGGCGGTTTCGTGCGTGAGCCCTGGCCGATGATCTACGGCTTCGGCGCTGATGTCGCCGGGGTGCTCGGATTCGTCGAGACTCCGTGGTGGCCCGATGGTGACCGGCTCATCACGTGCGAGGCGACGGGGGCGGCTTTCGTCATCATCCACCGGTCGGTAGTCGAAGCGGTAGGCAAGGAGTGGTTCACTCCGGTCAGGTATGACAACGGAGTCGAGTTGTCGGAAGATCTGTCCTTCTTCTGGCGCGTACGGCAAGCGCTCGGACCCGGGTCTGTGATCGTCGACTCGGAAGTCATCACCACGCATGCCAAGACGGTTTTCGTTTCACCGACCGAGTATGTGGATTATCTGGTCCTCAAGGGATTGCGAGCTGAGGCGAAGTGACGACATACCTCACCCTGTCGGATTTCAAGGCGATTCACGGCATCACCGACTCGGCGCGCGACACCGTCATTACAAACGTTCTGACTCAGGCCAGCGAATCCGTGGAGACCTACTGTGGCGGCCGGAAGTTCACCCTGGACTCAGTAGTCTCGCCAAGGATCTTTTCGCCGCTGAATCGAGCCGTATGGGATGAGGATGGCGACCACCTCCCCGTGCCGGACATCGGGGCCGCGACTGGCCTCGTGGTCGAGACCGGTCGGCCGGGCGCATGGACCGACATCACGGCCGCCATCGACTGCTCCCCGATGGATGCCATCTCGATCGGCAAGCCGATCACCGAGCTGATCTACGTCCTGACCTGCTACCCACGCCAGGCGCAGCGCGTGCAGGTGACGGCCAAGTGGGGATGGCCGTCTGTTCCGAATGTCATCGTGCTGGCTACTCAGCTCCAGGCCAACAGGCTGTTTCGGCGCAAGGACACCCCGGAAGGCGTCGTGGGCTCTGCTGATTGGGGCGCGATCCGGGTTGGCAGGATCGATCCTGATGTCGCTTCGCTGCTCACCCCGTATGTGCTGCCCGGGATGGCGTGATGGATCTCAACGCTGTGTGCACGGCCATGAGTAATGCCGCCGCGACGATCACCCTCCCGGCCGGATCTGGTGCGCTGACCTGTTACCCGATCCTTCCTGACAGCGTGGTCGTGCCGTGCTTTTTCCTGGCCGACATCACGCAGCAATTCGACGGGGCTTTTCAGCGCGGCATGGACACGGTGGAGACAACGTGGCGTGTGCTCGTGGGCCGTTCGGATGACGTTTCGGCTCAAACCTTGCTGCGTAGCCTGATTTCTGGCAGCGGGAGCTACTCGCTCAAGACTGCCTTGGAGTCGGCCAGGCACAATTCGACCGGCGGTAAGGGGCTCAGCGGAGCGTGTGACGACTACCAGGTGTCCCGGGTGCAGGGCTACGGATGGTACGAGCACGATGGCATACAGTACGCTGGGGCTGAGCTGGTAATCACAATCGTCGGATCGGGAGTGTGAGGCATGGCCAAGCAAGTTCTCACCGATTGCCGGCTGTTCGTTGCTGGCGCCGACATCTCGGGAAACACCAACACGGTCGAATTGTCCGCCGAGTTCGCAGACCAGGACGTTACCAACTACCGCTCGGGCGGCTGGAAAGAGGCCATCGCCGGTCTCGGATCATCCTCGGTCAAGGCCGGAGGCCAGTGGGAAGCGCTGGATACGTCGATGGTCGATGATGCGCTCTGGGCTCTGTCCGGATCGACTCAGGCACCATGGACCATCTGCCCCAGCGACTCGACCGTGGGCACTCTCGCCTGGTTGGTCAACGGCCAGGAAACCACCTATGCGCCGGCTGGGGGTTCGGTGGGCGATGTGGCGAGCTGGCAAGCTAATGCCTCTAGCTCCTGGCCGTTGTCTCGTGGGAAGATCCTGCACCCTACCGGCACGGTTCGTACGACCACTGGAGTTGGCACCAGTGTGCAGCTCGCTGCTGTGCCAGCCGGAGCCAGGCTGTATGCGAGCCTGCACCTGCTGAGCATCACCGGTGGTGGCTCGATTGTCGTGCGGATCGAGTCGGACAACGCCACGGGTTTCCCGAGCCCCGCCACCGTTAACACCTTCGCCAGCCTGGCGGCGCGTGGCTCCGAGATTCAACGTTCCAACGGAACGGCCATCACGGACGACTGGTTCCGTGCGGCATGGACTGTCACCGGAACTGTGTCCGCACTGTTCGTCGTTGCTGTCGGTATCGACTGAGGAAGGATCAGACATGGCTAAAATGGTGCTGACGGCAGAGTACGTCGGGCTTGCCGGAACGGACTACGGAGCGTATTTCAGCTCGGCCGAGCTGTCGGTGGATGTCGAGGACAAGGAAACGACAAACTTTGGCTCTGGCGGCTGGAAGGAATTTCTCGGCGGGCTCAAGTCCGGGCAGATCAAGCTCAACTTGCTGAACGACGTGGCTGCCGCATCCGTCGACTCCGTGCTGTGGCCCCTCCTCGGTACGGTCGTGGCTTTCGAGCTGCGCACCTCTACCGCCGTTGTCGGTACGAGCAATCCGAAGTGGACTGGGTCCTTCGTGATGACCCAGTACAGCCCCATCGGTGGCTCCGTGGGCGATGTCAACTCCTCCGGGCTCTCTTGGCCGACTACTGGCGCGATCACCAGGGCCACGGCCTGACCGATGCCAGTCGCCCCACGTCGAGGACTTGGCGTTTCCATCGAGCTGGAAGGGCTCGATGTGCTGCGTCGAAAGATCGGCTCGGATGGTGGGGCGAAGGTCTTACGTCGTGAGCTGGCGAAGGACCTTCGCACTGCGCTCAAGCCAGCGGCCGCCGATGCCAAGGGCGCATTGCGTGGAGCGGTCCGGAGCACTGGGGCGACCAAGCCGGCATTGGTGCCGGCCATCGCTCGCACGATCCGGCCGCAGATCAATCTGACGGCGCGACGTACTGGTGCGTCGATCCGTGTGCGGAAGACACCCAAGGTCCGCAACTTCGCCAATGCTCCGATGCGATTCAACCGCCGAGCCGGATGGCGACACAAGGTCTGGGGCAAGGATGTATGGGTGCACCAGACCGGTGCTCCCGGGTGGTTCGACAACGCGATGAAGCGTGGTCGGCCCCAGTATCGTGCAGCAATCAAGAAAGCACTCGACAACTACGCCGGCCGACTCGCCGGCAAGGGGTGACCTGGCGTGTACATCTCTTATTCTCCGGATGGTGGGGACAAGCAGATTTTTCGCTTCGATCCGAACCGGATCATGTCTCCGGAAGCCGAACAGATCGAGCGTAAGGCAGGTAAACCCTACGGCCAGGCCGTAGCTGATGCGCAGGCCGGCGGGATCACGTCGCGCAAGGCGATTCTGTGGGTCTTGCTGCGCAGGCAGCATCCGACCCTGCGCTATGAAGACCTGAACTTCGCTTGGGCCGATCTTGAGCTCGCCTACACGGTCGAGGAACTGGCCGAGATCACAGATGGATTATCTGGCCTCGATCCGGATCAGCTCGCCGTGGCCCGCGCTCAGGTGCAATCTCTGGCTACCGATGCTCTCACCGAGGCGCAGTTGTCCGAGGCGACCGAGGGAAAAGCTGGCGCGCCGAACGGCGCCTAGCCTACCTGTGGGATGCCGCGCATTTCTTGCATGTGCGGCCCTGGGAATGGAGAGAGCTGACCGTCGAAGAGGAAGATTCGTTGATAGATGCGGTCGAGACGTTGAGGGAGGAAGTCCGTGGGTGACACGAGCCTTATTTTCAACCTCATCGCCAAGGACCGTGCGTCCGGTATCGTCAAGAAGTTCGGCGACAATGCTACGAGCTCCATTGGCAAGCTGGTGGCATTCGCCGGCGGAACGGCGATCATCAAGGGCGCGCTCGATGCCGCGTCGGATCTGAACGAAACAACCAGCAAGACAAATGTGATCTTCGGTGATGCCGCGTCATCCATTGTGGCGTTCGCCAACACGGCGGATGTGAAACTCGGTCTGTCCAAGACGGCGGCCATGGACGCCGCATCCACCTTCGCATTGTTCGGGAAGAATGCCGGCCTGACCGGAAGTGACCTGACCGGATTCTCTACCAAGCTTGTCAAGCTGTCCGGGGACATGGCGTCATTTTCGAATACAACGCCAGAGGATGCGATAACCGCCATCGGTGCCGCACTGCGTGGCGAGTCCGAGCCGATCCGGGCTTACGGGGTCATGCTCGATCAGGCTTCGATCGCGGCTCAAGCCATGTCGATGGGGCTGGTCAAGACATCTGTCGATGTCTCGAAGGTGACGATTGCCAGTCAGCGCGCGTCGCTGGCTCAGTCGAAATACAACATCGCGGTCAAGGAGCATGGGAAGAATTCCTTGGAGGCTCGGTCCGCTGCGACAGCTCTCCTGGCTGCGCAGAACGGAGTCAAGTCGGCCATGGGTGGGACCATCCCTCCCCTGACTCAGAATCAGAAGCTTCTCGCTACCCAGGCTCTCATTCTGAAACAGACATCATCCGCTCAGGGGGACTTTGCCAGGACGGCCACCGGAGCGGCCAATCAACAGCGCATCCTCAAGGCCGAGGTTACCAATCTCTCGGCCGAGGCTGGAGCTCAACTGCTCCCGGCCCTACGTACGCTCCTGACCGTGCTGATCGGTGTCGTCACCTGGACTAGAAACAACCATGATCAAGCAGTCGCGCTCGGTGCCACCCTGGCCGGTCTGGTAGTGACTGTCTATGCACTGAGCGCCGCAAGTCGAATCTGGGCTGCCGCGCAGACGGCGGCCGGCATCGCTACCGGTGTGTGGAGTGCCGCTGTCTGGGTGACCGAGCATGCGCTTCTCGGGACTCGGCTCCAGCTTCTCGCTCTGAACGCTCAGACTCTCGCTCATGCCATTGCGACCAAGGCTGCTGCTGCTGCTGACATCATCGCCAATGTGGCCACCAAGGCGTGGGCGGGCGGCCAATGGCTTCTTAACGCTGCGTTGACGGCCAACCCCATTGGGCTCGTGATTGTCGCCATCGCGCTTCTCGTGGCCGGCCTCGTATTGGCCTACAACAAGAGCGCGACGTTCCGTGGGATGGTCAACTCCCTCGGCTCCGCATTCGTCGCGGCCGGCAAGTCGGTGGTGAACTTCGTGGCTGGAGCAGTCAAGTTCATCTCCAGTCTTCCCGGCAAGATCAAGGGCGCGTTCGCGAGCGCGGGCACTCTGCTGTGGGATGCCGGCCGGAACATCATGACCGGACTGCTGAACGGGCTCAAGTCGCAGGTGAGTAGTCTCAAGAACTTTCTCGGTGGCCTGACGGGATTGATTCCTCAGCTCAAGGGACCACCCAGCAAGGACCGAACGCTCCTGACCAACAACGGCGTGCTCATCATGCAAGGGTTCGTATCGGGGCTCGAATCCCAGTACGGCAGCGTGCGCTCCAGCCTGGCCGGATTCACGGACAGCATCACTGCGGACGCGGTTCTCGGCGGATCGATCTCGGACTCGAAGATCGGCGGGATCAGCCGACCGGGCAGCCCCGGCTCCGGGAGTGAAGCGCGAGTCGTGTTCGATTTCGCCGGAGCTGATGAAGAGTTGGTCAAGTTTATGCGGAAGATCATCAAGATCCGTGGCGGAAATGTCCAGTCGACGTTAGGGGTAGTCCGATGATCGTTCCGACCCTGCCGACTCCCGGTGCATCGAACAACACGTGGGGTACGGATCTGAACGCCGGTATCACGGCATTGGCCAACTACGAGATCTTTGCCTACAAGACCGCCGATGAATCGGTCACCAGCTCGGTCGTCGCGCAGGATGACGACCATCTGTTTTTCACGGTTGTCGCCAGCTCGATCTACTCGCTGTCTTGGAGCCTCATCACGGATGGCGCGGCAGCCGGAGATATCCAGTACACGTTTACGGCTCCGGCTGGTGCGACCCTGACGTGGCAGTCCTGCGGACTCAATCCGACCGACGCGACCAACGTCGCCTCTACCAACTGGGATCTTCCGAACCTGGCCGCCGTAGCCACGCACGGCACGCTCGCGGCCGGCACCAACACCCGTATCAACGGCTCCGGCCTGCTGATTGTCGCGGGGACAGCGGGGACGCTCAAGCTCCGATGGATGCAAAACGTCTCGAATGCCACGGCAACCAAGGTGAAAACAGGTTCTTGGCTGTCGGCCAGGAGGATGGCGTAGATGATTTACGGATCAGGAGCCTATGGAGCGGGGACCTATGGGGTGACATTCCCCAGCGCGGATCTCCCGGTACGTTACGAGCTATTCTATGACGGTGACTGGCATGACATCTCGGTGTACGTCTACACTCGTGACACGGTGACCATCAAGCATGGATACTCCTCGACAATTGACAAGAGAATGGAGCCGTCATCCGCTACCATCACGCTCAACAATCGTGATGGTAGGTTCTCGCCTCGTAATCCCACCAGCCCTCTGTACGGCAAGATCGGGCGTAACACGCAGATGCGCATCTCCGCTCCTTACGCGGGGACCTATTACACGCGGATCGTGGGAGAGATTCCGGCCTGGCCGGCACGGTGGGATCTCTCCGGGAAGGACGTGTGGGTTCCGATCGAGGTTGCCGGAGTGACTCGCAGGCTCGGCCAGGGCTCCAGCCCCCTACTGTCCACCTTGCATCGAGAGCAGCGATTGGACACCTCGGTCACGGCCTACTGGCCGATGGAAGAGCTGTCCGGCTCGACTTTCACCAACGAAGTGCCTGGCGGATCGACGATGGGTACCACCTCGGGCGCCGTTGTGACTGCCGGTTACGATGGGTTCGCGTGCTCGCTCGCGATTCCCCAGGTCAAGAATGGCCGATTGGTCGGCACGGTCGGGAGCGTCACGGGAGCCGGTTCGGGTGGCCCCGTGGTCTACTATCCTCCTGGCTTTCTCCAGGTGAAGTTCCTCGCTCATATTCCTTCTGGCACAACCGATGGCTCGACGATCATCAGTCTGCTTGTGATGGCGTCGAACGCCGTCCGGTGGGATCTCATCTACGGCGCCGGTGGGGCGTTGACGCTCAAGGCGTACGATTCCGCCGGTACATTGGCGCTCGACAGCGGAGCGTTTTCGTTCGGACTTGACGACAAGAATGTCAGGATCTCCGTGGATCTCAAGAAGAATGGGATCACCACGGACTGGCAGGTCACGATGATCGAGGCCGGAGGATTCGTCGGGAGCATCATCAACGGCAACATCGCCGGGATAACCAACAAGGTCAACTCCGTCATCATCAATGACAAGAAAACGCTCGGCGACACTGCCATCGGACACGTTGCGGTAGGCAATGCCATCCGTAGCGTGTTCGACATGTCGTGGCCGCTCGCTGCCTATGACGGAGAGAACTCCTTCGACCGGTTCCTGAGAGTCTGCGCCGAGAACGCGATCCCTGCGCAAGCCGCCGGCACCTACGCGGATACCCCGCTGATGGGTCCTCAGCCGATCTCTGACCTACTCGCCATCCTCGGCGAGATCGGCCAGCTCAGCGGGTCGCTGTGCGACGCCAGGAGCAACCTCGGCCTCTACCTGACCCCACTCGGATGGACTATCAATCACGAGGACACGGCCATAGCGCTCGACTACTCGGCGCCAGGCCACATCTCGGCAGACTTCCTCCCGACCGAGGATGATGACGGCCTGCGCAACGTCGTCACCGTGTCCAGGCCGGGCGGTTCGGGCGCCACGGTGGAAGATGCGACGAGCATCCTCGGCACGCAGGCTCCTCCCCTCGGAGTCGGCACCTACGACGATTCGGTCACGCTGAACTTGCATGACGATGCGACCTGTTACGACTGGGCTGGCTGGCGGCTGCACCTCGGCACCTGGCCGGAGGCTCGCTACCCGTCCCTGACGGTCAACATCGCCACCTTGCCGGCCGCGATCGCTCCGCAGATCATCCAAGCCTGGCTGTCCAGCGTCATCAGCATCGCCAACTTGCCGGCCTGGCTGGCGCCAGGTGGAGCGTTGCTCTCGGTCTGCGGTTACACAGAGGTGATCGGTCCGTACGATTGGAAGATCACTTTTGTCTGCGCTCCGGCTGGAGCTCTGGCACTCGGTGAGTTGGATCAGGGGCGGCTCGATGAGTCCGATTCGGTGCTCGCTGCCGACATCACCAGCTCGGCCACGACGCTCACGGCGAGCTGGGGCACGGTCCGGTGGGTGGTCACAGCCTCGGAGCCGGCCGAGTTCCCCTACGACATTTTCATCGGAGGAGAGAGGATGACCGTAACGGCGGCAACGGGGACCGGCTCTCCGCAGAGCTTCACGGTGACTCGGTCGGTCAACGGAGTCATCAAGAGTCACGTCGCAGGCGAACAGATCACCGTCGCCGTTCCGCTCTATCTTTCACCAGTCTGAGAGGGGATGAGTCATGCCACTACTCGGTGGAGCGCGCGCCATGGCTGCTGATTTCGTCAGGTATGAAGGAACCGCCCACTACACGGGAGGATTACAGGCGCTCACGAGTGGGGTTGCTTTCTGTGTTCCGATGGCCATGTCTGTCCAGCGACCTTCGGGCTCTGGACTCTCGATCGGCACCAGTAGTCGCCTGATCCTTCCGGTCGGTGGAATGTGGTCGTTCACCATCTGTACGAGGACGTTCGGAGCTGTCGGGAGATGCATCATCGACCTTCGCACCATGGCCGCCGGCAGTGGTGCCGGAGGCACTTCGGTCAGGTCGGTGGTCGGTGTCACCAACACGACGGGTATCAACACTCCGGATTTCAATATCGGAGATATTCACGGGACATTTTCGGCCAATGATTATGTCGAATTGTTCCTGACTTCCTCGGTGGCGTCCAATTCACTCCAGGCCGGAGGAGTCTCCGGAGAGACTGCCATCACGGCGAGGTTCGTCGCGCCATGACCGATAACGAGGAAATCCAGGTTAAACTTGCTGTCATGTCAGGTGACATCAAGTTGATCCTGGCACGTCTCGATGGGGTGCTCGCCGTGGGCACAGATCATGAGACACGGATACGCACTCTGGAGAGACGGCCAGAGCTGAACGGGCTCGGTGGCAGGGTTGCCGAGCTGGAATCGCGTCAAGGAGAAAAGGAGAAAGAGCAGGACGAAGTGATGAAAGAGATGTCGCGCCAGCTCCAGCGGCATGATCGGCTGCTGGTGATCTGGTTCACCGCTGCCGTGGCCGCCAGGGGGCTAGGCATGATTCTCACTGACATCGGGATTCCCCTGGTGCGCGCTGGACTCGACATCGTCGAAGTGTCCGGGTGGGAGGCTCGTGGCCACGGCGCACTCAAGGCGGTTGACACGATCGTCTGTCACCACACAGCCGGACCTTCGACCGGTGACCACCCGAGCCTTGGTGTGGTCACCTCTGGCCGGCCTGACCTGGCGGGACCGTTGTGCAACCTGTTCTTGGCCCGGTCCGGCACGTGGTACCTCGTGGCCGCAGGCTTGGCCTGGCACGCGGGTGCCGTGCTGACTCCGACCTACGGCAACGGGTACTCGATCGGTATCGAGGCCGAGGCGACCGGAGTCTCCACCTGGCCGGCTGCTCAGCTCGAATCGTACGAACGCGGCTGCGCCGCACTGGCCGAGTGGTACGGGGTGCCGACTGCGCGCGTGCTCGGCCACAAGGAGGTCTGCGACCCTCCCGGCCGCAAGGTCGATCCGAACCTCGACATGTCGGCATTCCGGTCGGCAGTTGCCAACTACAGAAGGGTAGGAGTCATGACTATCAGTCATACAGATGGCGACGTGGTGTGGAGTGACAAGTACGGGAGTCTCAACGAGGCTCCGATCACCCTGCTGTCGTTCGCGCGGACCTATGCGCAGCGCTCGGCCGAGGCCGTCAGCGGTGTGGCTTCCGTGGTGGCGGATCAGGAGAATCAGCTTGCGGGCCTGGCGGATCAGCTCATCGCGCAGGCAATCACGCTCAAGACTGTGCTGGTTCTTCTTGGTCAGCTCCAGGCCAAGGTGGACGGCCTGGCGACGGGTGGCGGCACGGTGGATGTGGCCGCACTGGCCGAAGCTGTAGGCAACGTGCTGCACGACCGCCTGGCCGACTAGCGGTAGATCCCGCCGGTATGGCAGGCTGGACTCCGTCAGGGCTCCCCC